CGGTGATGCCCTTGGCCATGGCGAGGGTGCCAGCGGCGGTGATCTGGCCGGAGTTGTCGTTGACGGTGGGATTGTAGGCGAACATGGGTGGTTGGGAGCTAGGAGATGGGAGCTAGGAGATAGGGCTGAAGGCTGAAGGCTGAAGGCTGAAGGCTGACGGGTGTTAGTATTGGTAGGGGGCGGCGCTGGCCATTTCGGCGCGGCGGGCGTCCATCCACTTGCGGAGGCGGGCCTTCCAGCCTGGGCGGGTGGAGATATACTCGGCGATGCGCGGGCCGTTGGCGGCGTATCTGCTGACGCGGCGGTAGCTTCCACGGGTGAGCAGCCAGTCACGGAACTCCATCCAGGCAGGGTTCTCCTCGCCATAGACTTCGCGGGCGACCCAGCACATGGCGGCGGCGGATCCGATCTTGCCGATGGCACCGATCCCTGCCCCGGCGATCTGACCCCACATGGCCTTGTCGGCGGCGGAGGTGGCCGCGTTGTTATTCATGGCGGAGTTATACATGCTCGCCTGCATGTTGGTGTTGAAGCTGGAGACATTCCCGGCCATGCCGAGGGCTTGGTTGTAGGTATTGCCGATCATCTGACCGGTCTGACCGAGGATGCCACTGCCGAGCTGGACACCGGTGCCGAGCGCACGCTGGTACGGGTCGAGGTTCACTAGGGCATTGGCCCCGCCGAATCCGAGCTGTGCGGCATTCTGATAGGCCCCGCCTCCTTGGCCGTAGATGTTGGCGGTATTGCCGAGCATTCCGAGGGCTGCGGACTGGCGGCCCTGGATGCCCTGCTCGCGTGTCTGGTTGGCGGCTTGGGCGTTGGCGAGGCGCTGCTGGTAGCGGGCATCGGAGGCGGCCGCACGATTCAGGATCTCAGCGGCGGCAGCACCGGAGCCGACTCCGAGACCACGGGCGGCGAAGGCCCCACGGGCAGCTTGGGAAGCATTGCGGGCTTCCTCGGCATTCAGCGAGCGGCCGAGGGCTAGATCGCTTGCGGCATTGTCGTAGAGATTCTGCTCGATCGAGGTGGCACCGGCGAGGGCCCGGCCCTGAGCATCACGAGCGACGGCTCCCGAGAGATCGCCGAGGGCATTGATCCGGTTGCCGGTGTCGATCAGGGCAGAGGCCCCTTGATCGAGCGTCCTGTCGATAACTCCCTTGGCCTGCTGGGTATAGGCATTGTTGAGATTTCCGCCGATCTTGCCGACGGTGCCGAGCTGGAGTGCCTCCATCTGGGGGTAATAGGCGATCTGCGACTTGAACTGCTGATCGACGGCGGCGCGGGCCTGCTCGTTGGCCGAGGCCATGAGCTTCTTGTAGTCGATCGGCGTAGGCGCCGCTGGTACTGATTGTTTGGAGGATCCGCCCATGGGGAGAATAGGAGTTGGTAGCTAGGAGCTAGGAGTTAGGGACTACAGATTCTCGCGCAGAGACGCAGAGGCGCAGAGGGGAGAAGGTGAAAGATTTACGCGGCGGGCGAGGTGAGCCCACTTGTAGGCGTGGATGTTGTGCGGGCGGTTGCGGGCGGCCCGATACCAGAGGGTCCATTCGTGAGCCCTTGGCGCTACGCGCAGGAACTCCCGAATGGGAGAAACCTGAGACTTGAAACCTGAAACCTGAGTTGCTGAAGCCGCTAGTTCCACGAACCATGCATTGATCGGTAATCCCTGCGCCTCTGCGTCTCTGCGCGAGATCATTTCCTCTCCCGTCCAGTGACATTCCCGGGCGAGCAGGAAGACATCCTTTGTCGAATAGATGAGGCCGCCGGAGAGATGCCACCCGAGGACTTCCTCGAAGGGCGTCATGCAGTTCTCCGACTGCCATTGGCGTGCGATCTCCCATGCGAGCATTTAGAACTTGATGCAGTAGAGCAAGGCAATGTTCTTGGGGCGGGTTTCGGTAGCCCCGCCTGGCGACTGGCTGGATGTCGTGAAGTCGTGCTGGTGGCGAGCAGTTGCCCCGCCAGTGTTTGCGGCAACCCCTCCAACCGTTGTGCTCGTTGAGCCACCGCCTCTGGCATTGGCGTTTGTAGGGGCTGAATACCCGTGAGCGTGATCGGGATAGTCTCCTGCGGTAGTTCCAGAGTGCGTGTGACTGATGACCGAATCGGCTTGCCTTGCGCCAAATGTTCCAGCCGCTGTCGTGTCTGAGTTGGTTCCAGCCCCCCGGATGAAGTAGCCGCGCAGGTCGGGAACGCGGAAGTGCGTCGTTCCTGCGCCTCCGGCTCCGTTGGTTTCCCCGTAGGTAGTCTGGATTGCGGAAAACAGCGTAGCGTAAATCCCGGTCTTGGAATACTCAGTCCCGTCCGCTGCCAGCCACCCGGTCGGAACCGCATTCATGGCGAAAGGCATCACCGCTCCGGTAGGCACTAGGATGACTGAGGGGGCAAATGCCGTCTGAGGCACCGTCCCGGCAATAAGAGCAGCGCCGCTTACCTTGCCAGCTCCGGTGATCGGACCGGCAATGTCAGCATCGACGATCTGGGTGACCGTCGCGCTATCGACCAGCGTGTTCAGCTTGGTCGGGGTGACGACGTCTCCGGAGACGAAGGTTCGGCCTTTGGTGACGAGAGCCATAGGGGGATTAGGGGGAAATTATGAAGGATGAATGATGAATGATGAAAAGGGAGACAGGCTGAAGGTTGAAATGGGATCCAGTGGGAAAGTGGGAAGAGGGAAAGACTAAAGGCTGAAGGAAGGGTAATTGGCCACAAGAGGCACAAGATTCACAAGAGGAAGGAAGGATGTCGCGGTCGCTGATTTGTGCTTCTTGTGCATTCTGTGGCTAAGTCTTTTGTCTCTCGACTTATTCCTCTGTTCGGGTGCCGGTTTTCGGCATTCCGTCCACCGTTGCCTCTGCCGTCACTGCCCGCAGGATCGGCCTGCCTGATGTCGTCCTCCATCTCAGATCCAGCATGTTTGCATTCCTGCGGATCGGCCCCTTGACTGTATAATCTTCCAGTGAGTTCCCACTATTCGTCAAGCTCAGAATCTCGAAATCTCCATCCGGATCGGTCGTGATGGCATCCATGGCGGCGCTGGCTCCGGCCGGGAGCACGACCGAGGAGACGGTCCTGGTTATCCTCTTGCTGGTGAGCGATCCGAATCCATAGCGCCGGGTGACAAGCTGGCCCGCCACGGTGTAGGTGCCGCTGCCGGTCGGCTGGTCATCGAGGCCGCTGTCATACTGGTCGAGCAGGTAGAGCTTCCCGTTACGGCTGGCCGCATAGAGGCGACGCTCGGTGCCGTAGTCCGAGACCATGAGGTTATCGAGGTTGAAGGCATAGCCATCCCGGGTTTCCCATGCCTCGTTGAGCATGTTGTAGATGAAGAGGGTGTTGGGAGAATCTGAAGGGGAGCCATTGGCCAGCTTGGTCGGGACGGCCAGGTAGTATCTGTTATTGAAGAAGACCCCGTTGGAGAGGCCGACGGCCGGGACATTGATGTCACCCAGCAGATCGGCGATCGGATCGGAGAGGGGCTTCGTATTGCCGCGCAGCTTCAGGTCGAACTGATTGTCGAGCCGGTAGACCCCGCTGTCTGAGAGGAAGTAGACATAGACACCGGCCGTTGCAATCGAGCGGCGGGCACAGCATCCGACTTCGTTGGTGAGGAGCTGGAGGGAGGAGTTGGCCGGGTCGATCGAGATCCCGTCGGCACCCATGACGGCCGTGGCCAGCCAGATCGACTTCCGGCAGAAGACGAGGACCTGACCCTCGGCATAGGGATGAAGGGCCACGATCTGATCGTTTGAGCCAGCATTCGCACGGAAGGACTTGAGCAGGGGATCGTAGGTCTCGGCGTCCAGCACATCGGAGATGATCACCTCGTCCCGGTTGCGGGCCATGAGCAGGGTATTGTTCGTGTAGGTGACGATGGAGCCCGAGGGCATCCGGCTGAAGGTGGGTCCTGCCGGGTGGGTGCCGAGGCCGACGCGGACGAAGTTCCCCGTGCCTCCATCCCAGACCAGTGGGGCGCAGACTCGCCGGGCGAAGGCCACGCCGGTCGAGGGGGTGACGGTGCCGGTCGGGACGGCGAAGGTGAAGGTTGTCGTCGTGGGTGCCGATACGATGAGGAAGTCGGCATTGTAGCCCGCCTGATCACTTCCATAGATCCGGACCACCTGACCGGCCGTGTAGCCATGGGGCGTCGGCGTGGTGGCGGTGGCGGTGCCGGTCGTCTGCGTGATGGAGGAGAGGCGGTATTCAGGTTCATCCCGCCAGCGCAGGAGATAGAGCCGGTCGAAGGCTTGGATCATCGAGACATCATCACCGGGCAGGATCAGCTCCGTGACGGGAGAGGTGGGATAGCTCTTGGTGACGAGGCTGGCACCCTCCCGCCAGAGATAGGCGGCGTCGGGGCCTGCCAGGACAATGTATTCATTGGAGTCGTCGAGTCGTGGCGAGGAGTAGAGACCGGCTGCAAAGACACCTCCCGAGTAGATGGATCGGACGATAGGTCCCGTCACCTCATCTCCGAGCGTGAAGTCGAGGACCAGCTCCGTCTCACCGGCCGCGATGGCATCGGCCAGACGCTTGGCCCCCTTGCGAGTCTGGGCCACGCCCCGGTCGAGGCGCATGTTGACCGCGAGCTGGACCATCCCCTCCTTGAGTTGGAGAGGGTTGATGCGGGAGGCCATGCCGATA